TTGAATCTACAGAAGATTGCACCACTAGGAGCAGTTGCACCACCGTCTAATACAAGACGTGCATTATCATAATACCCTGCTCTTTGACCGTTGTCAACAGTAAATAGATAAGAAAGGTCTGCACCATTTGAATCAGTTTGTTTAATTGAGACAACACTATATAAATCGGTTGCGTGTAGGTTAACAAACTTAGTACCAGTACCGTCTGATTCTACACCAGTATTATTATATGTTGTTTCTACCAAAGTCTTTGGACGAACAATAGGTTGTGCTTTATTGACCTTTGAATATACAGTCACCGCACTTGATGTAGGAAGACCATTAATGGTTATAGAACTTGTTCCTGAACCAGAGATTGATGGAGACGCAACAACATCACCAGACGAATCGGTTGTTACAATATATTGACTTGTGTTTACAAATGTCTCACCACTTGCAGACAATGAAAGTGTCAGTGAACCAGAACCATTAGATGTTCCTGTACGAATACGTTGAACTTCAAAGTCTACGTCAGTAATACTTCTTGGTCTAGGATTAGGAACAGGATATACTAAATTAACTTTAGTTGATTCTTTTATAACTGCTTTACTATTCTCTAAAAGTGGGTTAGCATAGTCAGCTGAACCAGTACCAAGAGATTTAACATTACGTAGTGCTTGACCAGAATTCATCTTGATATCAAACAGATAGACACGGAAGTTTGCACCGTCTTCTTCTATATAACGAACTCTTGCAGTACCAATAGTAGACCCACCATATGCGGTAGCACTACGAAGGTTGACTGTCGCATAGTCATTAATGTTTAGATTACCCTTTAGAGTATTACAAATAAAGTATTGACCATAACTAATACCTGTAACTTCGTTAGTCAAAGAAACAGTATTTCTTGGTTTTGGAATTGTTAGGGGTGTTGCTTTTTCGGTTGCACCACGATAACCGTTTACATATGCAACTCCGTCTGATACAGAAGCAATAATATTTGTTCCTGAATCACTAAAGTCTACAGTAAAGTCTTTGGCAATATAGTTACCAGACTCTTCAAAAGTTCTTTGTGCAACTAATTTATTGGGTGCATTATATTCATCAAAACCAGTTACTTGGTCAACAATATTACCGTCTACTACATCACAATAGTAAACAAAGTTTTGGTCTGAATCAACAAGGTCTTGAGTCGTGAGTATTAGTTGGATACGATATCTGTCTGCACCAGGCGAAGACAAGTTAGGTGTCGCACCTTGGTTATCATACAATGCATCCGTATCTGAGACAGTTACGATATCTTCGGTTACTCTGAAACCAACAACCTTAGTTGGGAATCTAGTATACTTAGAAAGAATCAGTGATTGGGGTTTTGCAAATACAAAATGTCCACGAGTAAAGAAATCACCAGCTGCGTTTGAAATCTTGCAACCTTGACCAGTAGCAGGGTTAACAACAGTATTAGTTGATTGAACCGTAAGTGTATCACTACCGTTTGAAATATCTTCACCTGCACTCATACGAATTGGATTATCACCAGCTGTTGCACCTGAAGTATTGGTATACTGAACGTATAGTGTTGCAGGGTCAGAACCTACTGCTTCTACTACTTGTAAAACTCTTGCTTTTACAGTAGAAGTCTGACCAGTAAATTCTGTTCCTACCAAAGTAGTTGGGTCGGCAGGTAATACATTAGTAGTTGTGTTTAACTTAATAAACTCATAATCACTAGTGATAGAAGGGCCGCCTGGGTTTACTGACGCACCATCTTTAAAGATATTACGACCAAATCTTCCAATCTCTTCTTGAATGATTGTCTGCAACTGCGTAAGTTCACGTGCTTGCAACGCACGTCCACTGTTAAACAGAATGCGATGATAGTTATCACTATCCTTAAAATCATCCTTGTAAGAGGAGTTGAATACGTTAGATGTAAATGTCTTTGGCATTTTCTATACCTTAAATTTGAATTACTATTTTAATATCTTCTGTCTGGTCAGTCGCACGAGTAATAGCCGCACGACTATCTATATACAAGAGTTGACCAGAGAATGCATCTATCTCAGGATTTATGTATGGAGCAAACGAAGCGTTTAGAACACCTGCACCATTACCGTCTGTTTCTGTAATGTTTTCACCAGAATCAAAGTTTCCAAATCCAGTCACCTCAGTTTGGTGATACCAGATATTAGATGAATCAACCTTATCAATCAATGCTTGAACACCAGAGGTTGAACCTTCAATAGTGTTATCCGCAGTGAATCCAGATGTCACACTTGACAATTTTAATTGTTTGAGTATAATACCTGTTGATGCAGTAAAGTCTACTGAACCAGAACTATCTTTTAAGTCTTTCATAAGACCTACTTGACGGAAATCATTACCAACAATAAAGTCAGTATTTTCTGTTCCTGTTGGTTTTACGTTGAACATAATCGAAGTAGAACGAAGGTCGTCTCTTGGGTCTCCACCTAATCCTAAAGGAGTAGATAGAATTGCTCTTACTGAAGCAGGTTTAGTTGGTGAACCACCACCTGTTACAGCAACGTCAGCATAGTTGTATCCAGAACCAAGTGTGTAATTACCAGAACTGTCAATCAATTCTACTTTTACTACTTGACCACCAGAAATTGTTGCACCTGCTTTTGCTTTTGTTCCATTACCAGTTACAGTAACAGTAGGTGTAGAGGTATAACCTGAACCACCTGAGTCAACTGCATAACCGACAATCTGTCCAACAATAGCAGCATTCTGAACTGCAAGTTGTTCTACGTCAGCAGCAGGAGAATCTGAGTCAGTTGCACCTTGCAACTTAATAGGAAGATAGTTTGCAGAAATATATTTGGTTGCGTCTAAAGCACTGATAGAATATAAGAATTTCCAAATATAACCGTCAGCAGTATCAAACGGAGTACCTGTAGTATTACCACTTGGTTGTACTGTAGAAACTTGTGCTTGACCAGACGCATTCTTTGATTGTTGGATACACATATAAACTTGGTTGTTGTCATTCATAACATAGTATGATTGTGCAGGATAACCTACTTGTGCATCGTCATATGCAGAATAAATTGCACCAGAAGACCAGTTATAACGAGGAACAACAAAAGATAAGTCAATAATATTCTTTGCAGATTGTGCTCCAAGACGGAAGTTTCTTTCTTCTCTTGCAGTATTTACTACTGTTGGGGCAATATCAGAATCATTCCAATCTTCGGAACGTCCAATTACCGCAAAGTAATTCTCAGCTGAATCAGCAAAATCTGATTGAATACTACTAATAACTTGTTTTTTTAATGGGTTGGTTACTGTTGCCATCTCAATTATCCTGTTGTTGTGCCGTTATTTGACACGAAAAACCATTTACTCTTTGTGTCATTCCATACTAATTGACATCCATCACCTTCGTCAAAACTTACGAATCCTGCACCAGAGTCTACGTTAAATATGTTTGATGTTCCACCTTGAGGAGTAAGTCTTACTTCACCTGCTCCTACGTTTACAAAGTGTTTTGTTTCACCCTGAATAGTTCCGTCATCAATAGTTGGTGATATTAAACTACCAGAGTTAAATACTGTTAATGGTTCTGTTAAGTCTACCGCAGAAGATGTTGCAACGTCTGTTCCTTTTTCAAGAACAAGTTTGTTTACAATCTCAACACCACCTGTACCTTTTGCACCTAGTTTAAGACTAATGTTAGTATCAGCACCGTCAACGTCTATGGTAGGGCCGTTACCAGTTGCAGAGTTAGTAATAGTTGCAAAGTTGACTGCACTAGAGACATTCTTTAATTGAAGATATTCGTCTCCTGAGCTATCAAAGATTTTAGAACTACCACTAAAACCACCAAAGGTAGGATTAGTTACGGTTAGACCATTAATTGTTTTGTTATTAAGTGTTTGTGTATGATTCGCAAATACAAATGTATCATTACTTGATAGTAGAGGAAGTGTGATATTACGATTTGCACTTAGATTACTAACCACCACATTATAACTATGACTTGAATCTGTATCTTTAATAGACGGAGTTGTTAGACTAGGACTTAGAATAGTTTTGTTTGTAAGTGTCTGTTGACACGAATCAAGAATAAGTGTTCCACCATCATTAGGAACATATACAATACGGTCAGCAGTAGGTTCTACTGCACAAAGAGTTGTTTCAAAATCATCTTCTGCTTGACCTTCAAAGACCACACCATCTTGAGTCAGAGTAACACTTGTAGTTGCAGAGTCACCACCAATAGACAAATAGAGTTCTTGAAAGTTCTCATTTATCTTTTGGGCAGCAGTACGTAGGGTATCCCCTGTACCATCGTTTGCGGTAGTACCTCTGTTTAATGTTTGTCTTGCCATAGTTTAAATCCGTCTGTTTTATCTATTTATAAGGGTTCACAACTAAAGTGTGAAACTTTTTATATACTGGTCTGAGTCAGCACTATACCAGATATGTTTATCTTGGTCAATGGTTTCAAATCTAAAGTCATTAGATAAGTCCATACCGTTTGTTTCAAATTCGTCCGAATCATCAAAGGTTGGTGAAGTAGCAACTTGTGCTTCACGTAATGATGAATACTGATTCTCAATTGTTTGTATATCACCAACAGATAATCCTCTGATATCTGCAAGTTCTGGGTTAATTCTACTTAATACACCGTCTGAATCACTATATAGGTCATCCACAAGAGCAGTAACGTCTAGTGTTGCTAGACTACCAAAACTTGCGTTGTTCTCTACCACAAAAGGTGGTGGGTCAGCAGGAATAACTGTAGGTGCAGTTAGGGTATCAGTAACGTCTGATACAATCTGCACTTCACTACCAATAAACATACCAGCAGGGTGAGTGAATAGTTTATAAGGTTCTTTCCACTCATTAAATGCAAGTTCTGACTTGACAAGGATAGCAAATGTCTGGTATAATCTATTATCAGTAATAAACTTTTGTGAGTTAAATCCAATCTGAGAATCTGCCTCTCCAACTTTAAATACATTTTCTTTGGTATAGATTACGTCTGGGTCTATACCAAAAAAAGTTCTGAAGAACTGTTGAATAGAATACTTTGTTCCCTTAGAACGATATAAAGTATTTGAATATTTTGCGGCTGCTCTTTTATCAGCAAACCCTTCAAAATAAGATTGACCTAATAGAAGTTCGTCTTCAATATATGATAATAGGTCAATATCAGTTTGAGTGATATCACGATTATAGAACAAGTCATTAACTAGACGAGAGGGAGAATCCTCATCGTCTTCAAAGTGATAATATTCATCTAACAGAGTTATAAGTTTAGGATACTCGGTCTTAAAGAATTCTGGTAGAACTTCTTCAATATAATACTTAGGAAAGGCAACGTCTCTCCTATTTAAATCCGTTAATGTATCATCACTTTTGTGTGCCATTAGTTAGTGACTCCAGTATCAACTTCAACGATACGACTAAATGAATTTGATTTATCGTGTTCTAATACATCATTCCTAAATGGAGTGACTGCACTCTCGTTAGCAGGTTTAGCACTTACCTTAATAAATGTCTCTGCACCAACAAAGTTATCTATTTGTAATCCAACAATACTAACAGTATCCCCTGTATAACTACCTACATTATCAACAATAACTTCACGGTCATCTTGGTTGAATACTTCTAGTTTGTTGGTCTTGAGTTTGTTTCTAAGAATACAAGTTTTGTTCTTATAGGTAAACGCAGAAGAAGTAATGACATAGTTTACATCATCTGTATCTGCGATTGCAGTTGCATATCTCAATGTATGGTCTTGAATTGCAGTAAGTGTTGGAGTAAACCTTCTTTGAATCTTGATATTAGAACGAGAAGATAGAATCGCAGGACTTACATTGTCAACTAGAGTTAACAGATTAGAACGTCTGAATGATTGATTAAACTTACCTGTATTA